CGGGTGTGTGTAGGCCATAACGGTAACCTACTTGCGTGTTTTGAGCTTCATGGCTGCTGCTTTCAAGGCTGCGTTCGTGAGAGCCTTGGATGGTGCGGCGTGTGGCCTTGGAGGGGGGGGTAGGGGAGGTGCAGATTTCTGCTTCTTCTTCTCCTTATTTACATACCCAAACTCCTTCAGGGCTCCTTTCGCTGCGCCACCAAGGGCACGCTTCGCAACTTCCGCTAACTGCGGCAGGAATGCAGCAAGCCCAGCCCAGTTCTGGACGTGGCTCGCGTTCTGGGCGACACCAGACATGTTGTCAAGTTGATTCTCAATGGAGTGGACAAACCTGTCCATGCCTAGCACAGAGTCAAGCTGCCCGTACTCGTCCGCGGCACCATCGATGGCGGCGAAGCCAATCGGGTCGGAATACGAGATAGTAGCACCACGAGCAAGTGAACCGACAACCTCAAACCAGCAGTACAGCTCGTAGTCCAACGGCTGGCTCGCGCCGGCTGTGTTGACGAACGCCCCAAGATAGAGCGTGCCTACAGAGTCTGGACTGGTCGAGGAAAAGTCAGTGTCGTCCGTCACGTTGCCTATCGGTCCAGCGTATGTCCCAGGGGTGTAACAAACATGGACCCAATCATTTCCCATCGGCACACGCTTGGCATGGTCAAACGTCATAGCAGTGTTGTAGGAGTACAGATTGAGGGACCTATGACCTGGCTCTTGTACCAGGATGATGTCACCACCCCGATTGAGCTCCGTGCCAGCGTACTTCAGGTACAACGCGCAGCCAATCAATCTCCATTGGAGTTGGGCCGCCGATGTCCCGTACGAGGTCGAAGCCCAAGGGGAATTCGAGTTGCTCGATGAGGCAAGATTCGTATAAGAACCACCCAGTGTGGCCGCCGTCGCGACCGTGGTACTTGTAGATGCCGTTGCTGCAGGCACGCTGTTGGAGATCATCTCCGACGGTTGCACCACGATGTACCCATAGCCTGTTGTACCGCTCGCAAACGATCCACGAGTGAAGGTTTTGACCTTCTGCGACAACTGAGTTGACGTCGGGATGTTCGGAGCTTCTTGACAGTTCTTGGGGTCGTAGAGTGCTGCTGCGTAGCGACATGAGATATCCGAGAGCCGTCCTGAACGACGCTGCGGGTTCGTAACGGCCATCGACGATTTATGTGGGGACTTCTAGAAAGGAAGAAATCGTCCCGCGGCACACACCAACCGCGGCTAGAGTCCCCACCCGCGCCTTACGGCACGGGCAAACCGCCAGAAGAGGCCACAGCGGCGGCTTTCGCGGCCTTTGCTGCCTTCTTCTTGCGGTTTCGGCCCTTCCCGCCCCCGGGATTGCTGTTTCCGGGGGCCGCGCCCAAAGGCACGCTCACGCTAGGGCCTAGCGGTGGCACCGCCGCAGAGGGCGGGCGAAGAACACCGTTGACTACGGCGGGTTGCTTGGGTTGCACCCAACGCTCGTCGTTGTCAATCAACGGTGGAGACAGCACGTCTGCTGCTCCATGCTCCACTGCGTATAGCCACTGACCAAAAGCAATCGGCGACACCTGCGGCATCAGCTTTATGGACTGCCACACCATCCAATTGCCCTCGTTCGCGTTAGGATATTGGTCTTCAAGCGCCACGTCCACGACGTGGTAGGGCTTTAGGCCAAAATCAGACTCGGTTGAACCGTACATCTTAAGCACTACGCGACACAAGGGTCCAATGTAAGGCGTGTTGGGGTCGCACTGGACGTATCCGGTGCACTTCTCTCTAAGCTTCTGCATAGGAGAAACCCCAATCGGCAGGGCTACAGTGACGTGGAACTTGCTCAACGTCCGCGGTAGATCACACATGCTAAAGAGGGACCCGTGCCAAACATACGGTGAGTAATATCTGGCAAGGAACTTCACCCCATAATCATGACGCATGACGGCCTCAGCCTCAATGACCTGGCCCACAGCGCGTCCTGCACGCCGATAGGTCTCAATGTCAATGTCAGCAGTCAAGGCGTCATCGCCACCATAGATCCCGAGTCGGTCCCATGCCTCATTAGGCGGACAACCGGACATACGGAACGCGAGGTAGGCGATAAACGCATTATCAGGGGTGTTGAAGTCAGAGGTCTCAGAGGACCCCGACCCCCTCGCCCACCCAAGAGGATACTTAAACCCTTTCCTTGTGCGGGCATCCCTCCCATATTGACGTTGCATGAGGGTTATCATCTCGTCATGGTAGGTCGCGACGAAGGCACGCATCATCATGCGGCGCTCGAAAGCGCGCATGACCTCACTGAGATGCCCATCCCAACGGTTAGCATCCGCATTGGCGACATGGCTGCGAGCAGCCTGTGCTATTTCTGCCACTCGGCGTGCAACAGCTACAGGTTTCTTGGCAAACGCGTACCACTTCTGTTTCTTCAGTATGGTAGCGAAAGCGTAGATGTACCTGGAGTAGTTCGCTTTGGTGACAGGCGGAATGATCGTTATCGGCCTGGGGTCAGTGGGCTTCTGGTACGCCTCCTTCTTCATCATGACCTCGACGAAAGGATCCTCATCCACCACGGCGACCGTGAGCCCTGCTCTAGCGAGGAGGGCCCGTTGCGACGGACGTGGCTGATGCTCATAGACATCTGGTATGTCAACTGGCTGTAGCCTGTTGGGCTCAGGGATTAGTTGTGTGATGAACTCGTCCATACACAGGGACACAAAGGGGGTCATTGTCACGAGCGATTTAACGCCCAAGACCCTACCCTCCGCCATCTGCTCCTCATTGCCCCGCGTCTGGTCGGGAACATAGCACCCCTTAAGAAAGGGATGCATAAATGGGATCATGGCCGGTTTCGCCTCGGGCTCATATGTTCCAAACTGATAGCGGTCTACTGACATATCAATCGGGTACACTACCGGGGCCTTAGTGCCGACCTTCTGGCGGTGGTAAGCGACCAGGACGGACGCGGACACGTCCTCCTTCAATCCAGTGGTCTGTCTAACCTGCGCTAACGAGAGGTCCACAGTGGACAACTTGGCTATCTCGGCAACAGCGTCGTCCAATGCAGCAGGCAATGTGCACTCTGCAAACGAATCGACGCGTCCGGTAGAACGCAAGATGCCCGACTTAGTGGCGACATCGAGGCGGAGGAAATCTCCACGGACAGGATTCAACCTGGTCAACCTTGTGCCCTCTACGAGGGGCGAGATATCCCAGAAAGGCATCAGGAAACGTCGCACTGGCGACAGGCACACAATCTCGTGGTGCGGGTCAGTCTGCCGCTTATCTACTGTGTAGACCACTACACGTGTGATCAAACCCAACAGTGAATGCGACACTGCAACCAGCACATCACCAGAATAATTCCACACCGGGTGATGGTAGCTTGCGCCACCGGAAACCCGGTAATGGACCTCACCCTTTGCGTCGAACGTGAAACTATACTCACCTTTCTGCTCTGCCACTTTCGTAGGCTGGAACGTTGAGATGAGATACTGGCCAGGGTAAGTGGCCAGAAGCCGGGGCATGTCTAAATACATGTCGACATCGACTATACACGTTGCGGCATCGGATGGGGGTGCGTACCTCGTCGGAGCAACCGACATATCCTTACCCCAGAACCAAGACCTACATCCTGCGCGTCCGGCGCGAACATCAGATTCCGACAACTGGAGGTAATAGGGTGTGTACCCCATTTCACCAGCAATTGCCCCAATCGCGGCCGAAGAGGCAGTCCGCACTGCTGCAGACTCACCATGGGTGTGTTCTTCGTTCGGCTTCATCGCTATGGGTACGGCAATCTGGAAAATCGCGCGCGCGCTGGCGCTGGCCAGCTTGGGTTGCCTTACTAGGCGGCTCAATAGGCCCAGGAGCGGCGACATCCACTCCCGTCCTATGGGTGACCACGTCATGTACCACACGATGAGCCTTATCGCGTAGAACAGTGCCACAATAGTGCCACAGCGGAGGGCGGCACTATGCGCGACGTGGTAGACTCCGCGCCCATCCGGCGATCCACTGAGCCAACGCAGCAATGACAGCAGAGTACGCCACAGCAGAACGGTGCTTGACCGTCTCAGTGGCTTCTGGGCCGGCTCTGTTTTCAAAGCCTTCCCAGAAACTGCGCCAAGGAGCATATGACTCGTAGATGAGCCTGAGGAGCCCGTAGGTTGCGAGTCCAGCACCGAGACCTGGTGCACAGCGGCGGAGAACGTCGCGAGCGCGAGCGCCTCCGAGCCCTCCGGTAACATCGGGTCCGACGCTAACACGTCCAGCGGCCCCGCCCATCCCGTAAGATAGCGGCGGAGCTCAGCTGGCAGCGCGTCAGAAACGAGCCGGCGGGCAATTATCCGCGTGGCAAGGTAGACTTGGTCTTGGAGCCCAACGAACATACAGTGCAGTTCAAATACCTAACCCCTTACGGAGCTTTGCCAAAAGCAACACCGCAGCGTAGGGCGCTTCTAACGGCCCGTACGCGGCGATGGAGCTATGGCGGTCGACTACGACCGAGTAAATGTAACTGCGCCTGTTTGATATGAACGTATAGGATCGAAGACCGATGCTGGACCTTCC